GTGCACGCGTGCAAAGCCAATAGGCACAATGCAGCGACGATCACTTTCAACGGTGACATACCTCGGGACCTCCCGGATGATGGTTTCGCCGCGCTCGACGACGGTGCGCCAGCGGTCGATGGTGCGATAGATGACGCGGTCTTCGATGCGCGCTGCGCGCTGGACGGCCGCCAGCAGCGCCGCTTCCTTCTGCGCGTCGAGCGCCTCCCAGCGCTCACGCTCGTGCTCGGCGCCGCGCAGCCAGGCGACGCCCAGGCAGAACACGAACACCGCGACGCCGATAGCCCACAGCAGCGAGTCCGACGGAGCGAATCGCTTGAGTAGGCCGATCAGGTGCGCCGGCCTTTGAAAACGCCGAGGGTCTCCCACGCCTTGAAGCCGATGGCACCGAGGATCCCGAGCCCGTTCGAGAACACGACCCAACTCAGCAGCTCCATCGCGTTCGGCCCGATGTCATCGTTGCGGATCAGCATCGCTGCGACGATCACCGTGTTGACCAGCATGCAGTAGAGCGCCGTGCGACGGCGGAAGCGGCTCGTCGACTCGGGAGAGTCGATATTGACTGCCACCGCCGGCTCGTCCCCTGTGGCGAGTTCGATGTTCATGGGTTCGACGCGATGAACTGCTGGAGCAACATCAGACGTCGGTACCAGCCGCGCTCGAACTTCGCCTGGGTGCTGTTGCTGCGCACGATGTCCGCGTAGAACAGCGCCCGACGCGACAGCATGTCGGGGACCACCTCGGTCACGCGGCAATGGAACGCAACGCCGAGCGTGATGGAGCCGATGCGACCGTCGGGCGTGACGCGGAGAGACTCCTGCAGGAGTCGGCGGGCGTAGTCCGGTCCGTGGTTCACGGCGGCGCAGAAGGTCGCGATGTCGAGGCCGATCGGAAGGCGCGAGCAGCTGCACGCGTCCCAGAACTCGCTCCGGTAGAGCGCGCGGGCGCGCTCCTCGGTGACGAACTTCACGTCTTCGATGTCGACGTCGCCATCTCTGTCGAGGTCACCGCGGCCGCCGGGGAGCAGCTTCAGGAAGCGGAGCGAAATCCCATGCTTCGTGGCCCCACCTCGATCGGTCGGATCATTGCTCCAGAAGCCCTCGACGGGCAGCAACCAGTTGGTGGCGATGTCACAGCGGTCCATGCCGTGACGATAGGGAAGTCGGCGTCCGAAGGACGGCTGATGCGTTTCAGCCCGACGTTCAGATGAGTGGGATTTGGGGCTCGTTCGGGGCAGTGTTCCGGGCGACTATATACCAGACCGCCCGATCGGTAAGGCCGTAGGCACGGGCCAGCGCATCCGTCTTTTCCCCGTTCGCATGCCGCGCGCGGATCTCGGCATCCCGCACGGCGCGCAGCGCGCGCAGGCAGCGCGGCACCCAGATGCGCTCCATCCGACAATGCACCACGAGCTGCTGTGCCGCGGCTTCGCCGATGAGCGCGGTCACCGACCAGGGCTGTTCGAGGCTCTGGGGCACCCACAGACGCGTGCCGCCGTAGTGCTCGACCAGGATGAGCGCGGCCGGCAAGCCGATCGCCTGCGCCACCTCGGCAAACGAGGGGGGCAGTAAATCGAGTTCAACGCCGCTTTCAAGCATCGTTGGAGGGGCCGCGAAGCTTCGCGAGCGCTTCGCCGAGCAGTGCGCGTGCCAGGGTCGGATCGGCCACCTTGTCCTCTGCCGCGGCGGCCGGCTCGCGATGCTGGCCGGCGCGACGCAGCTGCTCGGTGGCCTGCTCCTCGCGGGCTTCCACCTTGTTCGACAGGCCGGCGACGATTTCGAGGAGGTAGCCGTGCGACTTCAGCGGCAGCGTGAGGCGCTCACGGGCGTCGAGCATCGTCTCCAGGGCCTGACGCCACATCGCCGGCGTCGTCGCCCAGGTGCGGCCGTGACGCGTCACACGCGCCTCCTGCATCGTGTCGGCCAGTTCACGCACCAGGCGCGTTGCCTTGTTCAGCGCGATGGCCCGGCCGGCGGGCTTGAACAGCCCGAGATAGCGCACGACCAGGTTGCCTGCGTCGGCAGGGACGCGTGCGAACTCCGCGGCGAGCAGGCGCGCTTCACCGTCGACCAGGAAGCCAATCAGATCGCCCTGCATACCGCACTCTGGACACACGAGCTTCATGCGTCTGCCCCTTCGGTGTCCCGAGTCGACCGCTCTCGTTCCTTCGTCGCGATGCGTTTCTGCTGATAGGCGAGGGCAGCGACAAGCTTGTGCAGCTGGCCCGGATTGCACCATTCGAAGCGATCCACATGGAACATGCGGCGGCTCATCGCGTCGGCGTAGGTTTCAGGACGCTCGAGGTCGAACAGCTGAGCGCGGACCTTGCTGATAAGGGCCGCCCGGTCGTGCGTCGGCTGCGGTCGCGTCCGGTCACGGAAGCCGCGCGACTTCAGATGCTCGAGCACCTGGCGGCGGCCATGCTCGTCGAGTTCGCTGGCGGTACGCACGCGGGCCAGCGTCCACAGCATGTCGCGATAGGTGCCGTCGTCCAGGCCGAGTTGCTTCTTCGCGATGTGAATCTTCGCGAGCTCGGCCTGGCGCTTGTCGTTGATGCGAGCCATCGCACTCAGTCCTTGAGCACGGCGGCAAACATCAGGAACACCAGCGCCATTGGCAGGTTGCCATCGAGTCCGGCGAATCCGGCAGCGACGACGCAGGCGGCGCTCAGCATGGCAGGATCCTCGCGCGATTGCGCATCACAGGCTCCTCACGCACAGACCGAGATGAAACCCGAGGTACCCGCCGTACAGCAGCCCGAAGGCGCATGCGGCGCTGGGCACTGCGAGCGTGATACTGACCGCTGCGCCCAGCACCGAAAGCACTGTCACCGCGATGATTGCCGGCGCGCGTGAAGGAGTGGTCGGTGAACCGAGCAGCTCACGCGCATCGGTCATGTACTCGAAGTAGCCGGCCAGCCAAGCATCGAGCAGCGGGCCGTCAGCGAACTCGAAGGGCGCGTCGTTGGCCGAGAGGCCGCGGCTGGCGTCCTCCCAGCCAATGCGGCGCGCGCGGGCGAGTTCGATGATATCCGGCTGCCCGTTCATGAGTCCCACCTGACGAAAGTCGTCCCGACGTCCTCGAACGCCGCAGCGAAGACGTCGATCGACTGCTCACTCAACCAGATGAGGGCCGAGGGGAACGGCGCCGGGTTCGGATTGCCGATGAAGGTGAGACGGCCCTTGATGAAGCAGACCGGAAAATCGCGCAGCGCATGGAACGCGTTCGTCTCGGGCCGCGCGGCGAGCAGCAGAATGGTCGCTTTGGTCCGGCCCTCCTGGAACTCGGTGATCGCCTTGTCGACCCACTCCCCGGCGTCGCTGTACGGCGGATTGCAGTACACGTTGCCGTGCCACGGCTGCTTGAGACCGTTCTGCGCCATCCGGTAGTGCTTCGCGGCCGGCACGTTCGGCTTGCCCGGGTTGCAGCACGGATCGAGATCGATGGCGCCCCCGAAGCACGCCTGGACGAGCGTCACGATGTGGGCGGGGGTGTAGTGTTCGTCGCTCGCAGAGCTGTGATGCACGGCCATCTTGTCGTCCCGGCCGGGCCGGATAAGCGTCACCGCGCGCGCGGGGTTGCTGACCTCGCGGCACTCCCCGAGATAGGTCTCGAAGCGCTCAGCAGGCACCTTCGCGAGGCGCTGGCACAGCGAACTATGATCCTTCGAGATCCCGAGCTGCTCGAGCGTCTCGATGAGCTGCGCCTCGGACAGCACCTTCCCAGGGCGGCCACCGGGATTCTTCGGCGCCTCGAGGAGCAGCTCGCCAAGCCGCCGCTCGGCGCGCACGCGCAGCTCGGCGGCCTGCACCTCGAGGTCGCGGTCCTTCGCGACCCGTGCGTAATGCTCCAGGCCCAGCGCCTTGTCGCGGATCTCCTGTGCCTCGAATGGCTTCGTCGCCAGCTGGAGGGCGCGGCGCGCCGCTTCGACGTTCGCGATGGCAGTCGTCATTGAAGCACCTCGATCGCGACGCGCAGCGCTTCGTGCTTCACGGTGGCGAAGCTCAGGTCGAGGTGGCGCTCCTCATGCCGCTGGGCGATCCGGTTCCACACCAGCGGGTTGCGCGTCAAATCGAGGAACTCGTGTCCCTCGGCCGTGAGCGAGTCGGCGACGCACAGCGTCTCGTTGCCGGTGGCGAGCCCGGCCTCGACCACCAGGCGAAGGTGATAGGCGACTTTCTCTCGGGGGAGGGCTGCGAAGTGCTTCGCTGTGAGGCCGGCGACCAGCCAGTCCGACTCCTCCAGCTTCGTCAGGATGTCGTTGATTAGGAGCCAGTCGCGCTGCATGTGACCTCCTCAGGTTCGATTTCTTCGACTTCAAACAGGGGCAGCGGCTCGATCGGGTGCTGTCGCACGCGCAGCCTCACCGCCTCGGGCGAGCGGAGCACCGCGCGGACGCCGCGCAGCACCAGGTCCACCGTGGCGTTCGGGTGACCCTCGACGCGGTAGCGCTCACCGATGACGTGCAGCACCGCTTCGAGCTGGTCGTTACTAAAGCACCACATCAGCGGCCTCCTCTTCGTCCCCGACCTCGCCGACGATGGCTTCGATCAGTTTTTCGAGGTCGCCGATGACCGACTTGATGACCGGCTCGTCCCCAGTGTCGGCAACCGTGACGCCAAGCCTCTTCAGTGAATCGGCGGGCAGCTGCGCGAGCGCGTCGCGCACGGGCTTCTCGGTGGTCTTGATGAGCACGTCGGTTTGCGTGGCGAAGAGCTGCTTGATCTTCGCGATCACCTTCTCGTCGTCTGGCCATTTGAGCGCTCCCGGCTGTTTCCGATACCCGACCTGGATCCCGTGGAAGGTCCTTGTCTTCGGGCGCTCGAACAGGGCGGGCGACTCCTTGATGGCGTTCAGCAGCGCGGCATGCGCGTCCTTCGCCTTCGCGGCTCGACGCCGGAGGCGGGCGAGGTGCCGGCGCTTGATGCGGGCGACGTCGTCCTCGATTTCGATACGGACCTCGTCAGCCTCCTGCAGGGCGTTCGCGAACGCCTCCGTCAGCTGCTCGATCTCTTGCAAGTTGGGCATAGGGTGCTCCTCAGGTGCGCAGTCGCAGCTGGCCTTCGAGGTCAGGCAGCGAGATGCGCTTCATCTTGGAAATCTGTTGGAGGCTCGTCATCGCTCGCTCGAAGAGGAACCGGCAGGTGGCGTCCAGCTCATCGCTGGTCGCCGCCATGAAGTACCCGTGCGAGGGGTGCGCGCAGATGTGGTGGCCTTCGAGCCTGAGCTGGGTCACCACTTCCCGAAGGTTTCGCTCGGCCGCGGCGTCGGGACCGCCGGCGGTGATCTCGCTCACCAGGAGCGAGGCGGACGCGCCCGCCGCCGCGCCGATGTGACGCTGCAGGGCGGCGAGCACGCGCTCGCGGGTGATCAGCTCAGTGACCACGCGGCTCCTCCGTCACGGCCGTGCAGCGGCCGCACAGCGCCCGTCGCCGGCGTGCCATCGTGAGGTAGGTGACGTTGCTCGGCAGGGAAGCGATCGCCGCACGCTGCCGGTCGAGCGCCTCCAGAATCTCCTGCGGCGCCTCCAGGAAGGTCTCGAACTGGATGCCGCGGTTGATGAGCCCGGCCGCGACGAACACGTCGCCCCAGTGGTGCAGCTCCGCGTCGGTGATCAATGCAGGTCTCCCTGCAGGTGCCACTCGACGCGACAGTCCATGAACGGCCAGGCGTAGGTGTTGACCCGGGTGTTGCCGACGGTGTGCACGCGCCGCCAGACCGCCTCCCCGCGCTCGAGCAGCTCGTCACACGCAGGCGACCAGCGAAGACGGATGAGGGGGCAGATTTCCCCTACCTGCACCGACCAGACGGAGAAGCCTCGCGCCTGCAGCTCCTTGCATGCGGCTGTCGCGACTGCGAGCTGACGGTCGACGTGTGCGGTTTGCTTCTCGCACATGACCTCGGTGATGACGTCCAGCTTCTTTCGACTCAGGTTGTTCATTTCGAAGTACTCCCAATTTCGCTGTGGGGGCAGCCGGCCCGGCATGCACGCCACAGGCGGACGCGCTGCGAGTTGGACGCGGCGAACTTGCGCTTCTGGTGATCGAGGCATTCATGGCGCGGCAGGGTGCCGAGCACCGGGCAGTCGACGGTCGCAGCCATCAGCGCGCCCTCGACGCGAGCCTTCACGTTGTCGAGGCGACCGAGATACTTCCCGTTCAGCACCTGGCTGATAGTCGTGGTCGACATGCCGATGAGTTTCGCGACGGTGGCGAGCGTGGTCCGCTCGCATTCGGCGCGGAGGACCTCCATCCAGTCGGTGCTCATTGCGCACCTCCGGACGTCCACATCACCTGTTTGAGGTTCGGATCCCACACCTGTTTGAAGCGCTGGATCTGCGGGGGCTTCGGGCCGGTGTTCCTCGCCAGCCGGTAGACCGCCTGGTGTCGTGGGTTCCCTTTCTCGATGACGGTGAGGTAGCCCGCGCGGGCCAGCAGCAGCACGTAGCTCTTGGCATCGACCTCGCTCACGACGCAGGCGTCGGTACTCGCGATGTAGGCAAGCTCGCCGTGCGTGAAGGTTCGGGCGCTGCGCATGGCGCGCCAGAGCTGCTGGCGCGACTGTCCCTGCGTGACAGGCTTACCGTCACGTGTGACGCGCGGCGCTTCGACGCCAGTGTCTTTCACCAGGCGCCACCGGCAGGCAATCTGCATGCTCCTGGCGTCACGATGCGCGGCAGTGCTGATCTCCAGGAAGCCTGCGTGCACCAGACCGCGAACGAAGGTCCGGATAGTGGCGACCTTGATGCGCGTGTCGTGCTCCAGTTCGAGCAGCGAGAACTCGCGCCGTTGCCGGATGGCGGCCCAGATCACATCGCGCCCCTGGGGGCGCGCTGCGTGGGCGAGGACGTGGATGGGCTTCCGGGCCATCACACGTCTCTCCGCGGCGGCTGGCCGTCGTAGAAGCCTCGCGAGCCCCAGATCTCGAGGTCAACGACTTTGAGGCCCTTGCTCTTGGCGAACTTGTGGACGTTGTGGATGTTGATGGCGAGGCGCCGCACCACCAGGCCGGTCTGCTTCATCATCGCTTTCGCCAGGTCGTCGGCGATCTCGACGTCGGGCGAGTAGTACTTCACGAGGGCATCGAAGTCGTGGCGCGAGGCCGGCTCGACCCGCTGCCACACGAGCACCCGGTTGTGGAAGCGCTCGGTCTTCTTCAGCTTGAACGGCAGGTTCTCTTCGCCGACCAGCTGCACGGCGCAGCCGGACTTGTCATGCAGATCGCGAACGACCTGCAGGGTCTTCCCGTCAGCAATGTGGTCGACCTCGTCGATGATGAGCGGCCGCCGCGAGGCGACCAGCTCCTCGATGAGTTGCCGCTCCATGTCCGCGAGAGTCCGCGCCGGGCGAAGTCCCGCTTCCTCGGTGAGCGTGGCGAGCAGCGTCTTCGCAGTCCAGGTGCTGCTGCACTCGACGAGAATGCCGCGATGTTTGTTGGCGCAGTAGAGCGCCGCGATGCTCTTGCCGAAGCCGCTGGGGCCGTAGAGGCACACGATGCCAGGCAGCATCGCGGGTCGCGACATCGCTTGCTCCAGCGCGTCGGATGCCAGCGCGAGGTTGCTAAGGAGCGCGTACCCCTCTTTGACCGGCCCGGAAGTTTTCGTCATTATGAAACCCTCTTTTTGGTAGTCTTTAAGCCGGTGTCAGCCGGCTTTCTTTTTGGGACTCACCCACTCGGGCAGGTAGTCCTGCCACCGGGTGCTGAACTCCTCCTCGAGCATCTTTTGGCCCGAGCTGAAGCGCGGGTCGTTCGGGAAATGGGTGTGGTGCGCGACGTCGTGCTCCGAGAGTTCCATGCCCTCCTGCAGGCGCGAATCGCAGTAGCACCAGTAGGCGTAGAGCGCCGGCGACGTCTGCTGCACGTGGCGAACGTCCTTCGGTTGATTCAGTCGCGCCTCTTCCTTGCGCACGAAATCTTCGAAGCGCGCGATGTCCTCTGGGGTCTGTACCGGCGCGCGCGCAGGTGCCGGGCTGAACATCTTCACGAGCTTCGTGTCGGGTTTCGGGCCGGGCTCGTTGCTCGGTAGCAGCCCCGCGCTCTCGATCACGCTCATGCGCACTTCCGCGGCGGCCGCGCGCTTCGTCGCCTTCAGGAACTGGTTCCGCGTGCGGGTGTAGGCGCGCCCGGTGTCGGTGTCGAAGAAGCCTGCTGCCTCGACGCACTCCGCGACGCAGATGCGGCGACCGTCGAGCGTGTATGCGTACACGCGCTCGTGCAGAGACTGAGGGTCGAAGCGCACCGCAATCTTCTGTCCGTCGAATTCGAGCAGCGGCGCTGCGTAATAGCGGTTGCGCCCGGCGCGTCCCTGGCCGACCTTGGCGCCAGCATCCAGTGAGAACGAACCGTCGCGACCGACGGTCACAGCCTCAGCGCACAGCAGGCATAGCATCCGCTGCTCCTCGGTTCCCTTGGTGATGAGCGAGCTGGCGTAGGATTCCTCGAACACCTGGTCGAAGGACTTCTCGCCGCCGGCCATCTCGGTGCGACGCCCGCGGCGCTTGTTCCACTCGATCACTTCGTTCGTCAGCACCTCCATGAAGCGGGCGAGCGGTACGGCGGCCTCACCGTAGTTCTCGGGCTTCGCGGTGGGATTGCGGCCGGTGTAGGCGCCGGCGAATGCCGGGTGCTTGTCGATGACTTCGCCGATGCCCCCGATGCCGAACGCGCGCTCGACTGGCTTGGCCTGGCCGTGTCCGCGGCCGTTGAACACGCTCGTCCAGTGCACCTGGCAGCCAAACATCGGGAAGATGCCGAGCGGATCGTCGTCGCGGACCTTGAAGCGGTAGCGGTGTCGCACGCCGCCCGTCATCCATTTGTTGGCGGCCGCGCGGGTGTTATCGATCGTGACGTGCGTCGGAATGCCGAGCTCGAGCACATCGCCGAACGAGGTCCGGATGAGGTCCGCGTTCTCGGTCTGGTCGACGCCGTAGGCGAGGATTTTCCGGCTGTAGGTGTCCTGCCAGAACCAGGTCCGCGGGCGATCGACACTGCCGTCCGGCCACTTCACGAACACGTTGTGCTCGTAACCGTCGCCGTTGATGGCGTCGAGCGCCTGCAGTGTCCGCACGGTGCGCTGCATCGGCGGATAGAGACGCATCAGGGCCTCTTCCCCCTGACGCTTCAGCACGCGAACAGAGCGCGGCACATCCATCTGCAGGCGGCGCTTGATGGTCTGCACGGACGGCAATGACCAGCCACGCTCTGCCGCTGCGCGCAGCGCACGCCGGTACACTGCCGAAAGCGCAGGCGCTTCGAGCCGCAAGTAATCGGCCTTGATGTACTCCCATGCCTCGTCGGAGAGATCCGCGATGCGCTGGCCACCGCTGTAGCTCGGGGCGAGCGCCGCGAGCCAGTCAGCGCGCGCGTAGTGCTTCGCGCCGGGACGCTGCCGAGTGCCGTGGTACCACTGCTCCATCGTGCGCCACGGCAGTCCTTTGGCTTCGCCGACGGCTTCGAACGCGCGACGCTGCTTCACGCCCTGATTGATGAGCTGCATCACTGCGCTCAGCGCTTCGAGGCGCGTCTTAGCTTCTTCCTTCTGAGCGTTCGGCAGCTCGCCGTAGCGCTGCCAGAGGGTCTCGCGGTCGTAGGTAGCTGGGTTGGCCTTCGGCTCCTCTTCGTCAGCACGTGCGTGCTGCGGTGAGACCAAAGTCAGCGGCGCTCGGGACGCGCGATGCGCAAGCACGGCCGCCTTCAGGTCATCGGGAAGCTGCTCGATCTCGAAGCGACGCTGGAGGCCACCGTTAGCCCTGACTTCGGTGTACGCCCAGGCACCGCGTCGCGCCCGACATCCGATAGCTCGCTTCGCAACGCCAGAGGCCGACGCGAGCTCGGAAAACGTCGTGTAGGGTGCCTCCAAAGGCAGGAGCCGCTCAGCCATGCCGCCCCCCCGCATGGCCGGCCCGCACTCCCGTTGCGAGGCTCATCCCTCCTCCTCCATCGACTTTCGCAGCGCCCGGATCTGGCGCTGCGTCTCGTCGTTCATGCGCTGGAGGCGGCCGAGCTCGGCGGTGAGAGCCTCGCGGCCGAAGAGCACCTGGCCACCTCGCTTCGCGGCCAGCCACTCGGTCAGCCGAACGGTCTCGCAGGCGACCTCGAAGGGCACCAGGTACTCAAGCGGGAACCGCCACGGCTCCCGGGACTCAGCCGTCCAGGCGTCGAGCTGGTGCTTCGAGACGTCGATGCCGAGCAGCTCGCTCATGCGGGCGGCGACTTGGTACCGGTTGTGGGGGCAGTCCTTCAGGACCTGGCTGAGCAGTGCGCGCAGCTCGATAGCGAAATTGAGGCTGCCCTCGGCCACTGGGGCCGGCTGGGGCACCCGGAAGAGGTCGGGTGTGACGGTGTCGCGGATTCGCGCCATGTCTACGCGTCCCCGGGTACTTTTACATGGTGCGAAGCGGCCAGCGCGCTATCATTTGCTGCAGGCCGACGGCGTTGGCCGCGACGGCTGGGTGCGCGGGTTGAAGTGCCGTCCTGGTTGTAGCGGCTCGGCCAGACCACCGACGGGTGGACTCCGATGGTGGCCGCGATGATCTGCTCGGCGCGTGGGTACTGCGTGTGGAGCGCCTTCTTGAGCGTCCCTCCTGAGTAGCCGTGAACGAGACTGAGCCGACGAAGTGTCCAGCCGGCCTTTTCGAGCCCGGCCTTGATATCGGCTAGATGCCAGTCCGCGGGAGCGGATTTTTTCGGGCTGTATACGGTTCTCATGGAACGTAAACATAGGATGCAATTGCATACGTGTCAACGCCAAAAGAAATGCTATTGCGTGATCGCACCTTCCTCTCTGGATCCGATCGCCAACTAATGGGTCTAATCGATTGAGCGGAAAAGAGAAAGAGCAGAGGTGCGATCATGAAGCCGACGATCACACCAGCGATCGCACCTTGGACGTGGAGAGTGCGATCGAAGTAGGGTCGCGGTTACGGCTCGCACGCGAGCACCTTCAGTTGACGCAGAAGGCCTTCGCAGCCGCCGCCGGGTTGCCATTGCCCTCTCACAAGGACTACGAGGGAGGCAAACGCATGCCAGGCGGTCAGGCGCTCGCGTGCTATGCCCGGACGCGTCTAAATATCAATTGGCTCCTGGGGGACGATCGCGCGCCAATGTTTCTTGATTCTGTGGAGCAGGCTGCGAAATCCGCCGATTTTGCAGCAGCTTGGCTTGGAGACGAGGAGGCTCAAAAGCGTTTAGACGAGGCGCACCAGGTGAGCATGCGTAAGCTCATCGAGGCCCGTGACCTCATACAGAAAGTGGTCGCTGAGTGCGAGTTCCAGCCGGGTCGGATAATGATGGGCGCGCTGCTTGGGGCGGTGCGACTGGGGAGGATGAACGAGGACGGGGTTAGAGACGTTGTTCGCGCTCTTATGGCCGAGGCCGCCTTAAATTCGCGATCGTGATTCTGTTGGTCGAAGTGACGATTTCGAGCTTGATCGTAATCTTCATCAGGGTTGTTTTTCTCGCCTTTGAATCTGTTCTAAAGCCCTGTTTTTTCGGGCTTCGTACCAGTTTGTCCCGCTAGATTTCGCCAAATCCCACAGATCGTAGAACAGCTGGCTCCGCACACCCGGATGAAGCGGCAGCGTAATCCGGGATCGGCCTGTCCGTGGGCACCCACGTGCGTTCGTGCCCACACCCGCCCCGGATTCCGCGCTTCGCGCTACTTCCGGGCTACGAGAGGTGCGAGGCGCTTCGTCTTCGTACCGG